GTCGGCGGGGGTATATCTGGAATATACGGTACTGGATCATACTGTGGGTCCGGGTCTGGAGAACGCGGAATATCATACGTCGGTACCGGTGGTGGCGGGCTGTCGGGGAATTTTGGGGTGTAAACTTTTGTTGGTGCTGGTGGCATTGATGGACGCGGTGAAACAAACCCGTCAATCGGAGAACGGGGTGTAACTGGCGAAGATATCCTTGGTGATAGTTGTGGTGACAGTGGCGACCTCATCGGATACGCCGCAAGCGGGGATGTTGCCAATGGGTATAACGCGGGACTTTTCTGTGATTGCGGGCTTCTCATTGGAGATGCCATTGCAGGGACAGGAGATGCCATAGTGTATGGCCTTGTGGCAACGTTGCTACCTATGCCATATTTCCGAACTGGCGGTTCACGCATTGCAGATAACCCAGATGGCTGCCGAACAGACTGCGGGTCTGGCGGGGCAAACCCGGATGGCATGGGTGTCCCGGTAAACAGGCTTCGCGTCCCTATCTCTGGGGAACGAATCGTGACAACACTGTCGCTGCCAGCCTTACTTATAAACGTATCTTCAAACTCATCAAAGATATCGCGTTCCATCTTGCGGCTGGATTCAAATGATCTTTCCGGCATCGGGTCTATTTTCTGCCCTGTCTTTTTCAGCCACGCATCTACACCTTCTGATGTGGAAACCCGTTCCGGTGCTGGCATCTCTGAAAGTTTCCTTACCCGTGTACTTGAACCATATGCGGGCTGTTTTGTTCTTACACTCCATTTCAGCGGGCTTTCAACCTGCGGTGCCTTGTATTCACCAAGTCCTTTCAGATTGCCGAGAGATACTGGTGTTTCCAGCGGTTCGCCAGACATCTTCAGTCCGTATCCAAGATTCTCTGCGGCAATCTCCTGAAGGTCGCCAAGTTTCACACTTCGGATATCCTTTGCCGCAGCCGGGTTTTCTGTCAGGATTGTGATTTGTTTTTGTGCTTCTACCAGTTCCAGATACCTCGATGCATCTTTTGGGTTGCTAAGATTAAGCCGCGACTGTTCGGTCCTGATAGCACGTTCCCAGATTGGTATTTGGCGTGTCGTATCAGATTCGACAGCTTTACCAACGGTGTTTTCCAGAAATGCTTTTTCAGAACTCACGCCGGGACGATATGAGATTTCGATTTCTTTCAGCCCTGTCAACCGCCGTTCTACTGAAAGCAAATCGTTTGCTCTCGCCTCCGCGATTGGTGTTGTCTTTCCAAACCCACCGCGACCAAGCCGTTCCGTCTGTATTGCATCTTCAAATGCAGACAGCAACCGGACGGTATCTTTCTCAAACCGCCCACCTCTTGCCACAGCGGGATCTTTGCTTGCCGCCGAGGTGATGTCTTTCCTGAACGCATCCATGAGCCGGTATCGTTGAATGTCTGCATGTTCGTAAGTCTGAACTACATTACCGGACTTGTCTTTGATATTAGTAAGTTGCCACGACCTCGGAGTAACCGCAAACGGATCTCCGAGAACCTTGAATGTAAGAAGTTCCTGCCACTCCTGCTTATATCCCGACGGGCTTGGGCGACCTGCGGTTTCTGCCGGGAGCATTGGATACTCAACTGGGATGCCGTGAATGTCAACAGCAAACTCTTTGCCACCGTAACTTACCCGCGATGGTACTTGCTCATACCCACCTTCTATTTTTGGAACCCACTTGCCAACACGACCGGGCACTTCATACCCTTGGTATTCAAGTACAACAGCACCCTCGGTTGAACCAAGTTTCTGCATGAATGTTTTTGGATTAGTAAGGATATCGATATCGGCAGATGGTGTTATACCTAGTTTACCTGCCGGTACCTTATCTGCTGGAACTCCCTGTACCTGCTGTACACCGCTACCAAATAATGAATGCGGCTCTTCTCCGAGATATTTATCAAGAACAACTTTGTGTTCCCAAGGAACTTCCTGCAAATCCCAAAGATTGACCTTTGCTTTCGTATTGTACGGTTGTGTTCCCCTGACTGCGGTAAATATCTCGTATGCCTGTCCAAGTGCACGGGACTCCTGTACCTTGCCACGGGCTGCAAGTTCAACCTGTGCCAGACCGACACGACCAGATTCATAGACAGATGACAACGGACCTATCGTTGGTTTACCTGTTATGAAAGATCTTCCAGCGTAGTCATTTGCTGGTTCGGCATTCACCCACTGGTTAAATTTGACAAGCGTTGTGCTCATGCGGTTTGGTGCGGCTTCGGTTGCGATACCAGTCTTGATAGCGCCCGCACCAAACCCTGCAAACTGCAATACGGTTCTACCAGCAGCACCACCTTTCAGTTCAAAGGTTGGCTGTTCAATGATATTTTTTGTAGCGTCGGCAACGATAATACCTCCGAGTGTCACCTTGGCAATCTTTACGGTATCCTCTACACCAACCCCAGATAACCAGCGACCAGCGCCGCCGATTACTGGCTTGCTGCTCATGGCTGCGGATGCAACACCATGTTTCAACGCAGATTCCCCGATTGTGAGGGCTTTGCCAGCACCGTAGGTTAACGCAAGTTCGACTGGATACTGCGTCTGCTCTGCATAGAACTGTTTACCGAATGACAACACCTTCCCGGTTGCCGTGCTTTCATCTACCTTTACCGCACCGATGTATCTTCCCATACCAGTTACGTCACTGGTATATACCGCAGTATCCTTATTGACAGATTCCCATACAGCGCCGAGTTTATCAAATATGGTTTTCTCCTGCGATGCTGCGCTGGCTTGCTGTTTCAGTGTACCCTCTCTTGATAGAAGCGATTTGTACGTCGCGTCCATTGCCGAATACTCTGCTTGCAGTTGCCCATATTTTACAAGGTCGGATTGGTAAGTTGCAGGAGATTTAGTCTTTTCAAAATCTGCAACACGGGCACCGTAGTCTTTCTGCCAGCCAGTAAATGCAGCAACATCTTTCTGGTAATCTCCAAGGGACTTTTCATAATCAGACCTTGCGGTAGATGCCGGTGCAAGAAAATCAGATGCGGCTCGCGTGGTTTCGTAAAACGGAAGGTCTGATTTCTTTCCACCGAAAAGCCCAGTGATTGCCACATCAGCGGCTATTGCTGCCGGCGGGAACATCGCAAATGCGTTTCTGGCGCCCGTTTTTACTGTGTCCTGTACAGACGTTGGTTTTGACTCTGGTAAGGTTATACCGGATATACCTTTCACGAAATCGGACTTGGCACCTTCAGCCCATCGCAGTACTGACATCGTTGGGTCGTCTGATTCGTAGACAGATTTGGGGTTGGTAGAGGTAGAAAGAAACGGCATCGGCAGCGCACCCGGTACACCACCAACCACTGCGACCCCGCCCCCACCGCCGCCACCTGTGATAATCTGCCTGTCAGATATCCCAACAAGCGAATACGCATCCCTGCTTGCAGGTGCCAGCGTCGTTCCAGCAAACCCGCTTCCACTCATGGTCTGCAACACCGGGGAATCCGCAGATATCCCCCACGGCTCCACCGCTTGCAGTTCGGACCTTGGGCGATTTACACCAGAAGGATCAACTAAATTGGCAAGATTCCCGGTAGCGGGATCATACCGCCCCATAACAGCATTCGGGGAAAGCGTTCTGCTATCAAGAGGGGTAACTACGCCGCCGTATGCCTCCGCGCCCATTCTTGAATAGGCACTCGGATTTGTCCTGATAACATCTGCCGCACCAGCATCCGCAGATTTGGCATAGGTGTCGGGGTTCCATTGTGTCCGGACATCTGCGGTAAGCGGCCTCTCTATGCTGAACATCCCGCTTTGTAATGCCCCGGTACTTCCAGATGAAACCTCCCACCCGTAAATCCGCTGGAACCCCCCTTCACTTTCAAAGATGCTTGCCGGTTTCTGATAAAATCCAACCCTGCCGCCAACCGGGTCATACACCGCTTTTGTATCTGTGAGTTCCTGTTGCGTTCTCTCACCGTATGGGACATAGAATGTTCTACCGCCCCACGACACCATTTCGCCAGACTTCCTTACAGGGACCGTTTCTGTCCGTTCTACAAACGGATCGTTCTGGTTTGCGTATCTTGACTGCGTTAACGGAGTCCACGACGCAGCATACGCCGCAGACCGCCCAGAGAACCCGACAAAGCCAGATGGATCATATTGTTCCATCTGGCCTTGGATATAAAAACCATCACTGGTAATTACCCGCCTTTGCTGTTCGGCATACTGTTTGTTAATCGCAATGAATTCCGGTGACGGGTTTGCCATGTAGTATTCATGAACTGACTGGTTCAACTGCTGGCTGTAGGTTTCCCGAAGAGATACCGGTATCTTTGCAGGATCTACCGAGCCAGGATTATTGAACACCGCATATTTCGCAGCCTCGTATTGTGCATCGGTATACCCAAACTTCTGCTGGTATTCCTGCGGAGTGAGGTAGACTGCCGTGCCGCGTTCCGTTGCAGAGCCGCCTTCATAAACTACAATGAGGTTGTTCCCTTCCTGCGAATAAGCAACGGCGCGTTGCTGCTGTGACGCTGCGGAATAATCTGTATTTGCAGCCGTCTGTGCATACTGCGGGGTCACTGGCAGTTGGTTATTCCTATACGCTGCATTTAGCATGGCAGCCTGTTCCGCTGTCTGTTGATTTTGTGCTGCTGCCGTTACCGCCGCCTGTAGTTCTTCCGCTGTTGGCAAAATAGCCTCCGTTAGGTAGAGATTAACGCTATAGATGAAAAAGGTTGCGGCGGGTTAAAGGCGATTGTGTTACTCTTCCCATCTGAAAAATGCAAACGGAAATTTCACATCGGTGTCAATCTTCACTATCGTCTTGCTGTTCATGATTTCCTCTGCGAGTTTCATATCCCGCTGCGAGGACCGTTCAAAGTATCGTATTCGTAGCGTCTTGAACTCATCCTCCCAGATTAAAAGAGTATAGGGTCTGTAGACAATTTCTCAGGAGAATCCGGGGTGTTGCGACATCAAGCGTTCCATCTTCTGTAAATCAATCTCGGATGCAAGATCCAGAACGTCTACCCGGTGTGTCATTTTTCGGTGGTTTCGCTGGTTGTGTTTTGTTCTTCGATGCCATTCAGGATGTCATCGCGGATCCGTCGCCCAAGTCCTTCCATCCAGGCAATCGCAGAGAGAATCGTCATCGTAGTTCCACACCACAGCGAAGCGAAGTCCAGATTGACGATGCCGATTGAAAGGATGCCCACACTCACACATAAACAAATAAACGAGATTGCTGGTGTAACCAGATGTTTTCGTTCCCCGTCACATTTCATAATTCACTTATAAGGGTTATATGTATTTATAGATAACCCGTTCTTTTGATGGCATCGTAAATCAAAATAGCCCCGACCATCGCCATAAGTGTTCCCGCCTGCCAGACATAGAATATCTCAAAAAGAATATCCCCGAACCTCGTAGCTGACACGTAGTATGACCCAGTCGTTGTCAGCCCGAACCATATCAGGAACAATCCTGCAACCCCCGGCGCAAACACCTTTATCGTCTGGATAAGTGCATCCTTTGACGCCAGCGATTTCCGCGTGGATTTTCTCGCAATCTTTACATATTGCGCCGGGTGTTCTGGACGACCAAATTCCAGTTCCGGATTAAACTCTTCAATTACCGATGACATACCATCACCTGTCTTTATCTGATATACTGACTACCGCTTGTCCGTTTTGCTATACTCTGGAAGAACACCGCAAGCCCGATGAACGGCACGATGTAACACAGGCCGTAATACATATTCATGAACGTGTAGAGATGCGCTTCCTGTGCAACTGCCCATTCCGTAGCAAGCCCAGGCGCCCCAATCAGACTGCGTTCATCAAGTGCGGTATACAGGTTATCGACAAACAACCCGCCTGCAAATGACATCAGGAACGATATGAAACAAGCCAGCATCAGGATCACATACCCGAAATAGAATGTCTGGAAGGGTGCACCGGAACCACCGATGCCCCGCACCATCGCCCAGACGAATACCCCGATGAGCATGAACACCGGCATGTACATACTCATATCGCGGTTAAATGCCATTGCAGCCCGCGTTGCCTCTGACGATGTTCCTGCATCAATAAATTCATTCTCTTTGAGGATTACGACGTTGTAAACAGCCATCGTGCAGAAATAGGTGAAAGCGCCGAGAATCAGGAAGGCACCTATCATGAACCACCCGTATGCGATTCCGGAGTCCTTGGTTGAATCAAGCTCTGATTTGTATGTCGCCATAAAATTTCTCCTTGTATTCTTGTTTCGTTATCCAACACTTTCCTGAATATTTCAAATCCAGTATTTCTTGAAAATGAGAACTCCAATATTTTCTGTTATAGTTTGTTTTTGCGTGGCACGATTTACATAATACAACTAAACTTCGTGGGGTGTCGTCACAGCATAACTTTTTGTTGTAGTGAACGTGATGCACATGCAACTTGGACTCTGATTGTATCGCTCCGCATTCTATGCACGTATAATTAAAAAATGCCCTGACGCGCTCACGGAGATTGGCGTTCCACTTCTCGCAATACTGACGGCGGTGATCATATCGCACATTTCCGTACCAGAACCCTCCAAGTTTCGTTTCGATGCTCTTTGATATAGTTTCTTGGTTGGCTGGTTTTCCTAATTGGGATAGGCTTATTTTTCTATTATGCTCTTGGGTTCTATTTCCAAAATTTGCGTTAAGTGGTCCAGATAGCGATTTTGAAATTTTGTTTTTTGTGCTTTCATCTATAACGTGCCCCATTAACGCGCCACTTATTTTTTTGCGTGTACATACACTTCGTTGTTTCCCAAAATTTGGGTTATTACTACCACTTTTTGATATGCGCATTTTTTCTATTGACTCGTGTGAATGCTTAGTACCGGGTTTCATTGGTTATCGCTTCTTCCCTTTGCCGTTCCGTTTACTATTGCACATAGTCAGGATATTATAGGCGATAGGTGAAAAAGGTTGCTATAGATAAAGTTCCTTGATTTGGTCAGGGGTTAGTTCATAGATGTTCTTGTCGTCGCCGTAGAGGTTGTGGAACTTGTCGTGAGCATATTTCAGGATGGCAATGCCATTGTTCACATCCCAGATGAGAGGACATTCAAGAGCCTGTTCGATTGCAGTGGCATTGTTCATACGAAGAATAACGTTCACTGGTAATACGTGGTGGCAGGATAGCAAGCCGCCTTTGTGCCCTGTGAACGCATCGGTGTAGTCGTGCTTTTTTAGGAGTTCGGCGCACCAGCGTTTGTATTCAAGTCTACCACGGATATGTTTGTAGACTGGTGTTATTCCTCCTTTCCAGTTCTGGCATTTATCCCCGGCGTGTGATTCTGACATCTTGGTTCTGGTTTCAACAGATGCTTTTTTTCCAACCCGCGCTTGCCGTAATTTTTCTCGGTGTTCGTCTGACCGGTTTTGTGCGGCAACACTCATCCTTTCTCTCGACATCTCCGAAAAGGTTTTTCCAAAATTACAATTATTTTCGCCGGTGTGCTTTTCGATCATATCATTTCTAAAATTCGGATCTGCCCATTTCTGTTTCATTATCTCGGAACGCTGTTGTCGGAACTCGTCAGACATCGTTTTGCCTTTTTTGGCGATACTCATTTTCTGTTTTGATTCTTCGGAGAAATGTTTACCGGCGTTCCAAGACGATTTCCCAAGTCTGGCTTCTCTAATCTTTTGCTTTGCTGATTCTGATAGTTTGGCTCCCTTTGGTGGCATACTAGTATTGTATGTTGTATTGCTTATTAAACCTATCGGTATTGTTGTAGTAATTCTCTAGAAGAGAGGTGGGTTTGACCGCCCCACCGACGGTGTTTCCTGCGATTTGTATTGCTGGATTATTATCCAACCATACGAATATAGTATATCGCAAGTGCGATGAAGAACACGAGGATAACCAGCGATCCAAGTGCAACGTTGTCAGTCCAGATGTCCGATGCTTCTGGAAGGTCTGTGTTATAGGTCTTGTTGAAACCGGAATCGACGGCATAGTTGATGTCCGTTGCCGTCTGGAGTTTCTCCCCAAGCACCGGGCCGAGTGCCACGATTGCGATAATAACAAGCAGACCGATGAATGCGCCGATGATAACGTTCATGGGGTTCCCCATGCCAGCGCCACCACCTTCGCCACCTCTACGAGCCATTAGTGAGTAAGAGTCTATCCTCCTTCAAAAAGATATAGGGAAGAGGTAGTATAAAAAGATATTCACGCTATCTTTTCAGCATCATCCGCAACGCGAAATACATGGCGATGATAACAAAAATAAACCCAAGGCCGTAGAAGATGAAGTAACTTGTTTCAAATACCGCGAGTGGTAATTCTTCCGTGGTTGTGTCGCCAACCTCGGCAACTGCCGAACCCGCAGATGCACCGAGAATCGCAACACCGATGGCGATGATTAGTGCCAGCCCGACAAAGATGAATATCGGCAATGAACTTCTCATAGCAGTTCAGCCTCGCGGTAATTCTCGTATTCCTCTTTTGCATCCATCGCCATGAAGAACGCATAGACGCCAATCATGAGTGAGATTAACAATAGGATACCGGCGGTTGGCATATCGGAAACTACCATGCCCGAATCCGTCTGGACGGCACCAATGTAAATCAGGATGGTAAGCATAACCCCGATGAACATTGCCAGGATTGCAGCCGCGATGTTGCCATACAGTTTGTTCCGGTAGTCAACCCACGAATAGATTACCAGCAGCACTTCCACCACCAGTAAAATGTTGAATGTAGATAACGACATCATTGTTTCTTATCCCTCCGTGCTATGAGGATAGCACCAAGCATTCCACCGGCAAGACCGACTGCCGCACCTGTGGCAACACCGCCGGAACTCCCGTTGTCTTCGTAACAGAGGAAGTTGCTTGCCTGTACCATTGAGGTATTGGTGTTCCCGCCAAGCCACATGTAGACGGTTCGTTCCGTAACGCTGCTGGTGCTGGCATTGACTTTCAGGAGTAACCTGTCGCCGGTGAACAAAGTTGTGGAATTTCGCCGGGCATATGACAATAAATACTCCGCTGGATCAAGGCTGTTGACATCCTCGGTAATCGCCTTGTTGTAGAACAGGTTGGTTTCGGTACCATCGGCAGAACGGTTCATGATGTAGAACTCTATGGTAGTCGTGCCAACCTGTGACGACACGTTGTGGAATGTCCGGAACCTCCAGAAGCCCGGTTCTATGGTTGCGACACCGGGTGAACCTGCCGGCGACAGCCACGCGCCTAGCTGCTTACTGCCCGTCGATGACGATACCGTGACATTCACTTCCACCTGATCGGTAAGTTCAGGGATATGATCCAAAACCCGGTATCCATCCACATCCGATGATTCGTTCCAGAAGAACAACTCTTGTATCCCGCACCACGGGAATGCTGCGGCACCCGACGGTATTACCAGCGCAATCAGAAGCACCGCAAGCAACGCGGTTCTCATCTAGTTCCTGCTCCTGCGTTTTCTTCTTGGGTTTGCATCATCAACAAAATAGATGTTAAACCCCGGTCCGTATTTTGATTCGATGAATTTGTTTGCCTGTGCCACTGAAATTTCAGGGTGTTTTGTTCCGGTGCTGAACGCTTCCTGGTTTGCGATTTCGCCAATGCTGATTCCGAGTTTAAAAACATCTGGTTTCTTCATTGTCTTACCTCACTAATTATGCTTCAATTGCCTCTGTAGATTCTCCACATGACTGTGACAAGCGACAGTATGAACACAAGCACCGCCGCGACCTGCCATGCGCCTTTCACATAAACAAACACAAATAATGATGTGATCATGCCAAGGATTGATATCAGTTTGGTATCCCCGTTGGATATCCAAAGCATCGCATACGGTATCAGGAATATCATCAGGTATGCGATGGGACCGAGAAGGTCCGGGTAAATCTGTAGTGCGTTGGTGAACCACATCCCGTAATCCGGGGGTGCTGCGGTTTCGTTTGTCCCATTAATGAAGTATGCAGATACGTTTGCGAAGTGCGGGGTTTCTAATGTGGCGACGGTATCAACCGCCATTACACGGGCTGCCATTATGTAAGCGACCTCCCGGTTGTCCATTCAAACCACCCGGCGATAGTAACGAACCACAGCGGGATTTGCAGGAGAAGGGCAATCCCCGCTGCCACTTCAAGGCTTGCGCCGAGTGACATACACGCCGTTGCCACGAATGGGATAATCGTAACTATCGATACCATTGCTGCACCCAGGATACGCAACCCTGAAAAGAGAAGGTTGGTTGTCGTGAACTCGTCTGTAACCGTCGGTGTGGTTGAACTCTGGTATTCAGTCACCATGTCTTCGTTCAGTTCCACATACTTAACGTTTGTCTGACCAAAGGCTTGACTTTCGTTAATGAACTGCCCACACGCCCCGATGAGCATGCATACAAGCACGATATCGTAAAACCCGTTCATGATAACCCCACCCCGACCTCACGACGTAACCTCATGATGACCTCTTGGCCTTTGCCTTGCCTTCTGCCACGTTCCACAGGAACGCAAGCACCGTTGCCGCAGTCAGCGCGAGTATGACTACCGTTTCGCCAATAACACCGTATTCGGTTAGCAACGCATCAAGCCACCCGATGCCCCAGAAGATCCATGCTTCGACACACAGTATCACCGACATCTGCGGGGAGTGCAGGGCACCAGCGAATCCCGCCGTGAAGATGATGATGAACAGAGATAGCCAGAGTAAGGTTTCGGATGTCCAGCCCGGTAGGTTCACCGGCGAACCTTTGAAGTAATGCGTGAATGTCCGGACAACTTCCTCGCCGCTGGATAACGTCGAGGTAGCAACCACGGTATAGTCAACACCCCCGGTTGGGGTTTCAAGAATGGCACTATTGGAACACGACGAACTGGTGATGTTCATGATTGCTATCGGTGTGGTATTCGATACACTTCCAACAGCATACTCGTATACCGCGATATCCCCGCTGGTAGTCGTGGCGCTGGAATCCAGATACGTGATATTGGCAAACGAATGGGTGTCGTTTATCTTCACCCAACTTACCGATACGTTCACATCTGCCAACGTATCATTGCCACCGCCGAACCACGTTGTATTCAGGTTGGCGACAATCATGTATTCTTTCGCCTGCGGGAAGATGATTGTCGATGGGAAGGTGTAACCGCTGGCAACTGTCGTGATATTGTATTTGATGCTTGGAACCATCAGGAACACGATATCGCCGTTGCTGTCGGTGTTGTCATACATCGAGGTATTCTGGATTGGCGTTTCATTGAAGTCGATGCTGAATAGGGAAGCCACCCAATCAAATGAACCCGTGGTGGTTGAAATACCCTGGGCATACATTGTAGCTTCCGGTATCGGTTCCCCGAAGAACGTGGTGACATGGAACCGGACATCCTTTGGTGTTCCGGAAATGCCAATGTCGCCGCTGAGCTCGGTTGCATTTCCGGTACTACTGGAACTGCTTGGGGATAGCGTCACATGATACGTCGTATCGCCATCGAAGATATACGCGATGGCTTTTGCCGTGTATCCATCGGAACGGAAGATCAGTGTTTCCGCTTGGAACCACGTTGTAGAGAGGGTTCCCGTTCCGCTGGATGTCGTGTTCAGGACTGTGCCTTCGATATCCTCAATGGTTACTACCGGGATGACGGTGCCAGTAGTTGCATCGGTGAACATGAATGTCTGGGTATATGCCCCGGTCATCCAGATATCCTGCGATTCAAACCCAGTGTAGCCGTCTGACGGGTTTGCTACCACGATGTATTCCGCGAGGGAAGTACGGTTATCTGATGCGTTCCCCACTGATAACCGGATATCCCATCGCCCGGTATCGAAGGTTACAACCGGCTCCGCATCGTCAGCACCGAAGGTAAACGAGGTTCCGTTTAAGGTACTTGTCGCTGTCCACAGACGGTATGTAATGTCGGTGATTGAACTGTCGGTGAACTGTACTGCCATTGGCGGGATGCCATTGGTTACGTTGCTGGTGAATGATATTTCTGGCGGGGAGCCATCATACATCTGGTAGAGATACCCGCCGTATGTTGTCGTGAGAGGGTTTGTTACCCATGTTGGCTGAACACTTTTGATTTCTAAATAATCCCCTGCTACAACCGGGACATCTATGGTGAAGTTCCCGAATGTCCGTTCCCCTGCGCTGACAGCGTTGGTGGCAATCGGATAGTCAATAGCATTGTTCTTTCTGACGTACATTGTCCACGATTCGGCAGTACCGGCAGTCCCGGAATTTGCATTGACAAGTGCCTGTGTGATTGTTCCCGGTGTACGAATGTATATCTTGTTGGTTCCTGCCGTAGCAGATGGTACGATCGGGCGGTTGCCGAAATAAACGGTTGCTCCATCTCCCGGTGATGAAGTAATTGCTTCAACGAATATCGGATACCCGTGTGATGTTGGTAGTTCTGTCGTATTGACAAACGCAATACCCCCAACGATGTTGGTAAGCGGGTTTGTTGCCCATGCCGGGTGTGTCCTATTGAACTGGAAGTAGTTGCCTCGTAAAACCGGGATTGTCAGAGCCGCATTGTTGAACCATCGTCCGTTGGCTGCTTCTGTTAGGGCACTTATCAGTGTCGGTGTTGCATTGACAACGGCCTTGTATGAATATGACTCTGCCGTACCTGCGGTTTCGGAATAATCGTTGACGTATGCGCTGGTGATGTTCCCGCTATCAGGCACATACATTTTCCCTGTCCCTTCCACCGTTGAAGGCGCAATTGGGTTTCCACCAAGATAGTTTTGTACCGAATCCGCAGGGCTGTTGGTAAGTCCCTGCCCGAACAAGGTATACCCGTAATCCCCGGTACTCACAAGGACATAGCCACCCACGATATTCGTCAGCGGGTTTGTTGTCCATGCCGGATGCTCCCGCCGTATCTCGAAGAAATCCCCGGCGCTTACCGAAATCCCCATAGTGGTGTTCATGAACACCCGTTCATTTGCCGCAACCACCGTTGTGTTGATGAGATATTCAGTTGTGTTGTTCAGGCGAAAGTAATACGAGTAATCGTGATTTGTTCCTGCTGTCCCGGAATAATCATAAATTTCTATGATGTTGATTGTCCCTGCTACCGGGATAAACTGGATGCTGACATTGACAGTTGTTGTTGGTGCGGCTGGTCGGTTTCCAAGATAATTGCTTACGGAGTCTGCCGGGCTGTTGGTAAGTGCGTGGATCGGCAGGGTGTAATCTGCGGATACCGGAACTACCAGTAGCAGGATGAGCATAAAAAATAAGAGTATTCTTTTCATCAGAACACTCCTGTTACCGTCACTGGATATGTCGGACTTGGGTTGTATCCGGATTTATTGCCCTGCACGATATACGGTCTGGCATTCACCAGATAACAAAGCGCCCCGTTATCACAGAGATACCACCCGGCAGAATTGGTTGTTGTTGTATAGGTTTCGTTCTCTGTGGTATTGTAAACATATACCGTTGCGCCTTCGATGGGTGCGCCGTAGCCGTAGGTAACGGCGTTATCTACACCAAGCACCCCTTCCCGTGCAACACCGCCGATACCGATCCCGGCATATGTCGGTGTTTTCTCTAATGTGAAATTGAGATACTTCTGCCGTGCCGATGCTGTGATAAGCGAAACATAGTACTGATCATACCCGCTGGCGGTTATGTTGAACACCGTGTTTAAACCGGATTGCAGGTTGTAGCCGTAGGAGTTGTATGAACCATCTGGTGAATCATATGCATACGTTACGCTGTTGGCATATTGCGAAATTGTTACATTTGCTCCGGGTATCGGAGTTTCGGTTTCTCCATCGTTCACGTAACCGTAAAATGACATATACGACGATAGCTCGGCATAGTCGGCAGCGAACCAATGCGCCGTTGTCGGGGTTGCCGTTACCACGCCTTCAATAGCCGCATAGTACACTCCGATATTATCATCATCGGCAAAGGTGTAATCGAAGGTTCCGGTTCGATATGACGTGCCGCTTGGGATTGTTGCATCGTATACCCTTTCCCCGGTAAGACCGTCGATTATGAGAAGATGATATGTGTAGGTAGACTGATCCCAACAATCCGGTGTCATCTCGTAGGTGACATTGGCAGTTTCCCCGCGACTGTATACATCTCTGTCGAAATAGATTGTACCGCCGGTACTCTTTTTCACTATTGGGTTTGAATACTGACCGCTTCCGGGTATAGTAAGGACGTAAATTCCATCTGGAGCACCGGCATCAATAACATTCGTTTTTATATCTATTGTTACTGAACCACTGGTTGCGGTATCCCCGGTATAGTTGGTGTGCCAAACGGTCTGATCAACATAATTTATAAGATTAACACTTTCGTTGCTATATTCTGCTTCTAATGATACGTTTCCTCTTGCCCACGTCCCGTACATATAATTAGCATCGGTCTGGGTATTGCTGGTAGTATTGAACAACCCGTCGTTGGCACTATTGACAATATCTTCCAGAATGATAAATTTATTATCGTCTGATTCCGGAAGTCCAAAAACATATTTGTTTTCAGTTTGCCCGTAAACGTAGTCATCCCAATAAATCGAATTTACAGCAGTTCCATAAGACCCCCCGCTATTTGCTCCGTTCCATCCAAATCCAATAAAACTCGGCGTTTGCGTGAGTCCCGTTTTTGTAACTTGTAGAATCCCGTTTGAATATATATAAGCGGTCCCACCAGTTATTTTCACCTCAACCCGCTGCGGTGGATCGGACCACGAATCTCCATATATCCCGGTGTTGTATGTGAGAGTACCAGCAGCATCAAAAAATGCAACCCCGGGTTGGGACCGCCCATCGTGGGTAGTTGATCCGGTAAAGGTCGCTGCCGCGTATGTGGCAGCGTATGAATTTGGAAGTGTAAAACCAGAAAAAGCAAACGAAGTACTTCCCCCTTTGGTAATCACATAGTTGTTTCCACCTGTTGCGCTTTCAACCCAGTTCAACGTGTGAGTTGCCGAAGTATATCGATGAGTTATACTGTTGTTATCGGTTGGATTCTGGAAGTTCAGGTTTGTTGCCGACACCGCACCAATACAAACAACCAGCACCAGAACCAGCAGCAACCGCTTCATCGCTTCCCTCCCATCAGCCTTTTAATAAAATTGCAGGATGTTTCCCCTTTCCGCTTTTTCTTATTAATCCTGTCCCGCGTCGCTGGATCAACCCATATGGTTGTCCCTCTTCGTTCACTCATAAAGGCTATTGCATTTCTATAGTATTTATAGTGGTTGGATGATGGAGAGAAAGATAATGGATGAAAAAAGGTTAGATGAAGGAATTAGATGAAGGAATTGAGAAGCACCTGTTCGGTGTTGTCGAAGAAGGTGCCGGTGATGATAACTTGATCCTTATTCGTTCCGGTCGCAACCCGGTCACACAGGGTAGTGTTACCAACACCCGTCATGGCAACCACGGGTTCGGGTTCGCAATCAGCACCACTAACTCTGATAGCTACCTCTTTAAGTTCCCCGACATCCTTCCCACCCATGTTAGTGACGACAATTCCATCCTCCGTTGCACTTACCGAGAACCCCACCACCTTGTTTGCTTCAGGCACCGTATTCGCCATCGACAGGACAAACACCGCGATGATTGCCGCGAGGATTACCGTAATGGCCACCATTAAAATTACACCGATAACTGGTGAAACCGCTTCTTCATTCTTGTCATTCTTGTGCATCATTGTCTTAACCTTCCAGAGTGTCGGGCATTGCCGTCATTCACCCGATAAAGAACATCAGGTTCGATACCACCGCTGCCAGCGTCACGATACTAGCTGCTGCTGGCACCATCCACCCGCTGCCTTTCTTTATCCGTTCCGTCATTACCGCAATCCCAATACACGCCAGCATCCCGGCAAACTTAATCGGTATCAGGTAGTCTATCATCGGCGCAAGGAACGGGTTTGCCTCATGTGCACCGAGGGATATCGCAACGGTGGTGGTGATAATATCGGCACCGGTTAAATCGGCAAACAGCCAGAACCACAGCACTGCCCAGATCATCCGATCACCACTTTCCGCAGGTTATACAACCGCATGAACCCGAAGCGTTCTATCAGCGGTTTGATGAGGTACAGGTAGGTTGCGCTTACCATCTCGAACCTGGCGTTACAATGCCGGCACCCGATGTTCGTCAGGCTGATATACGATGGCGGGTCGATGTTGCTGTATGTGTTCTGTCTGCCACATACCGGGCATGTCAGCACCACCGTTCTGCCAGCAACGGAATCCGGCACGGCATATGTCCCGCTGGTATAATGCGCTGTGAATACCGTATCTTTCAGGTTATTAAAATCGTCATCAGATAACCGAGTCATATTGACAGGTTCGTGAAAGTCATACCCGGAAACAGCCCGGTCGGATATGAATGTTTCGTCAGACGGTATCCTGCCATCATCCCTCATCCTGCGGTATATCTCCGAACCTTGGAACGGGATGATAAATGCCACCCGGACACCATGCAGGATATCCTGCCGGTTCCTGAAGAAGTCTATCGTATCCTTCGCGGTGTCCAGTGTTTCCTCTGTATCACCGAAGATGAAATTACCAACAGGGGCAATTCCCGTTCTGGTGATCATTTCAAGCGCCGTTTTAATTTGTTCTGGCGATATCCGTTTCTTCATGGAGTCGAGAACCGATTGGTTGTAGCTTTCCAACCCCAGACATATCTCGGTGCACCCGGCACCTTTCAGGGCGTCAAGGAGTGATTCTGTAATGCCATCAACCCGTAACTCAACGGTGAATGTTATCTCATACCCGGCGTTCTCCCGGACTTCCTTGAACCGCTGGCAGAACTCTATCGCCCGTGCCTCGCTGTGCGTGAACAGTTCGTCATAGAAGAAGAACATATTGACATGATACTTCTCGATAGCATGGCGAACCTCCGACATCACATTGTCAATTGACCGTTGGCGATATTTTTTACCGGTGGTATGAAAGCAGAATGTGCAATTGAACGGGCACGACCGGCTTGCCAGTATCGGATATGGGCGGGGATGGTCGAAATGGTCATAGACGAATGAACACGATTGGTTATCCAGGTATCTTGCGAACCCCATCGAATCGTAATCCGGGAACGGCAAAGTGTCGATATCGACATAGGTATCTCTAGTCGCCGTGTATTCTCCAAGACCGTGAACATTCCTGAACAGGATACCCTTAACGTTCCTGATTGGTGTGCCATCCCTGATCGCTTCGCATATCTCCACACACGTTTGCTCACCTTCACCGATAACCGCGATGTCCGGGCGGATCAGGTCAAACACGACATCCGGCTGGGCTGTGATTATCCCCCCGCCAACTACCACCTTTGCAGACGATATCTCACGAACATAAGTTACAATATCTTTGATAACCGGGTAATTGAGAGATACACCGCCGGTGAACACAACCCGATAGTCCCGTTCAAAGAACATCTCTCTTACCGCGTTTCTGGTTGTATCATCCGAATGGTTTGGATTCAGCACATCGACGGCGAACCCGGCTGCTTTGAGAGATGCAATGATATACGCCAGACCGGATGGGAGATAGTAGGCATAGTTTGTGTCTGACAGGTTCCGGTCATAGTGATAGGTAGATCCGGTATTGAACCTCGGAACAATTACCAGCGCTGTTAGTCCGGGCATGTGTCACAAACCCCGTCGCGTTCACTGTATTCATGATACCCCATTCTTCTACAGCATGGGTTCCGAACACCATCTGCCCGATAGTAATACCATCTCAAATTTCGCCATTGGCAAGCGGATTTTTCTTTTCTCATCTGCCCGAACATCTGCCGTTCTGCAAGAACATCCGTGTGCCGTTCATCCCAGAGGGATTCCCCCGGCGCATACCAGTTCTGGACGCGGGTTACATTGAGTTCAATGCCGGTGGCCTCACACCAGTCACGGACGGCAGGCAGTTCGCGGTAACTTAAGTGCGACTGCGTAAAGTTGACAACCGTTGGGAAAAACGAATTGTATTTCAGGATGTTGTCAAGAACGGTTCCGAGATTATACGACGGTCCTTTTATCTTTGCTGCTATTACCGGGTTGATGGTATCAAGCGATACGGTAATACCGGTAAGGTATCGAACCGCCAGATCATTCGTTATCGTCCCATTCGTGAACGTCCTTACAGCAGGTGCAGCATCGCTTGCCATCTCGCAGATATACTCGAACACCGGGTGCATGAACGGCTCTCCAAGACCTTGAAGGTTGATCTGCCGGATGCTGTGGTGTTTCTTCAGGATGCCAGCCATAGTTGCCGTGGTAATGTCAACTATCGGAACACCGTCACGGTGCGGGCATGTCTGGCACGACAGGTTGCATCTCGTAGTTGGTTCGATCTGAAGATGGTCGTGCATCACCATGTTCAGGTAGTTGACGGCTGGCGTGAGGTATCTCATTTCTCCAGCACCCCGAACAGGTGGAACGCATATTCCGGATGGTTCATTACAAGCGGTTCAGATACCGCCGATAGTATGGAGAGTGCATAATGCCCCGCCTGTGTTTTGGTTGGGATGATATTTGCCCCGTCACCCCGCAACGGTTTCCACCCGCCGAACCCACGGACCGAATAGCCGATCTGCTGGAGTTCTGCTGGCGACCATTCAGATACATGCCGCTGCTTCTCGTTGCCATCGCCATACGGATCTTCCTGTGGCATGTCGCCGTTTGGCACTACTACGATAACCTTCTTCGCAGCCCACGTTTCCATCTTCTGCAATAACTGATAGGCTGTGAGTTTGCTGATGTGTTCCAGGACATCGACAAGAATCACCGCATCGAACTCACTTGCACCAAACGATACGGTGGTGATGTCAGCCTGCTTGTATGTGCTGTGGATACGGCGTGACTTGCTCTCATCGATATACGGTTGCCAGTATTCAACGCCAACGGAATAGTTAATCCCACCGACATACTGGAGCAGGGATGATTGCCCGCAGCCGAGGTCAAGGACCGTCCTGCATCCCTTCAGCTCATCTTTCAGCCATCGGGTAACTTTGAGTTCAGAACGGTCAAGATGCATCCGGCACCCCCGCACTAACAGCAGCCCGTTTTGCTGCTACCGTCTGCATTCGCTTGACGTTCGAGCATTTATACGAACAGCATTCTCCGTAATGTTTCTTCTGAAGGGATTTGTATACCGATACAAGGTATTGGTGCTGCTTGCCGCAGATAGGGCAGGTGATTGTTATTCTCGGTGCTCGTTTGAATCCCATCACGCATCTCCGGTTTCGGTTAATTCAGTTGATTCGGTTGGTTCTGGTTTGTTCCTTTTCCGGAACGCTTCTATCCGTGCAAGGTATTCGATGTACATATCCTTCGTACTTTGCGGTTCACTCTGCACTATCCGGTACATCGCCTTATCGCACACTCCACATCCCCCACACGTTGCTTGCCGTCATTGCAGCGAAATACACCAGCATTGCCAGGTCACCCAGACTGCCATTCCAGTATGTCATAACCCGCCCGAAGAAGTATACCGTGAACATCACGTTGCTGAACATCCATACACTTCTTGCGCCTGTGTAGTCCCGCCGCTGGTTGAACAACCAGACTCCGTACAGCGCGACTACGGAAGCGGATATTGCTATGAGAAAGCCAAGGTCTGTCATGATGATTTCCTTTTAAGATAGGTGTCTAATGAACGGGCTGCCGCGTGTCGTCCCTTTTCGGAACGGTGGCAGGGGCAATACAGGTGAACCTCGGTATCAGTTTCGGTATCGTAATGGATTGGGGTTTTGCAGCCGGGTTCCATGCAGGTGATGGTACAGCGGGTCATTCAACCACCCCTGCAACTTGGACAATGCAGCCACGGGGTCGTATCTAATCCAAATAAGCATATACTGGCTACTCTGTACGCTGCTGCCGCGTCTATCTCATTTTTGAAGGTTCCAAGAAATCTATTCCTTCCATTAAACTTAATTGCTGAATACCAGCGGTTCCGCGTTTGTAGCCAGGAAACTCCTACAAATTTAGATGTTCCGTGATGTTTATTGTGCATGTTTTGTTTATGGGTGACAATGCGCAAGTTTTCCCTTCTGTTGTCAAGCCCATTTCCATTAATATGATCAATCTCTCCGATAAGCGGAGAACCGATTAAAAGGCGATGCATTGATATAACTACAGTTTCGCGTTTAAAGCGCTCATTGTGGAAAGCATAGCACGTGTGCCCAGCCCTTCTCGAATGCCACTTCAGATGCCCAACTTTGTCATAATCAGCATCATCAACTATAGCTACGGTATTATCAAACATACATACTGTTTTCATAAAATCAACTCCTACAAGATGGGCATACTGTCCATACAGCAGTTGCAGATATTCTATGTCTAACACGAGAACCACAGATCAGACATCGGTGCACCATTGCCCGTTCCTCACATGTATTCAAATTACAGGTTTTACCTACCACATCCTTCTCGCAGCCGTAACAGTCCTGCGGGGGTTCGGCTTCCTTGACACCGCCGCGTTTGGCGAATTTCTTCCTTGCTTGGATACTACGTTTCTCGGATGGTGAACGCAGCAGTTCCTTTGGGGTGACACCGGATATCAACGCGATCTGCTGCTTGGCGCGTTTGGCGAGTTTCTTGCGGAGTTGGTCGGTCATCCTCTCCCTCCCTTCTTCACTACATCATCGCAATCCGTTCCGCACAACATCACCTGCAACTCATCGCCAAATTCTTCTGTGGCTGACAGGTGCCTGACCGTATTCATTGAATCGGGGTGTTTGTGTAAAGACAGATATACAACATCATCGTTCTGGAATTGTTCATAGACAAGTTCTGCCCATTGCTTCAGGAGCAAGGGGTTGACCTCGGCAATGAAAGCGTCCTTGGGGTTGTGCATTGAGATGATGCCGACGGTGCCGGTTGGATTGGACTGGATGACTACTGGCTTTTCTGGCATTTATGACAACCCCGATATTGCAATTTCACATACATATGCTTTAAATGCCTCTTCTTCTGTTGTGAATACGCCAAGATGTTTATAACCGTGTGGCGTAGAAATGGTAGATCTCCATTTGTGAGAGGCTTTATGCCAACTTACTCCAGGATACTTGCTGGTTTTAGAAACGTGTTGGTTCTGTCCGTTTTCTCTATGGGTACATAATCTTAAATTGTGTTTCTGGTTGTTTAGTCCATTTCCGTCTATGTGATCAACTCCAATACCGTCTGGGGCCGATATTATGATGCGATGCATTTTCATGTCTGGTCGTTTTCCATTACAACGTGGTTGATTACGCACCGCATACCAAGTGTTGCACCCTTTGTGAGCATGCCACTTAAATTTCGATAGATTAATAAAATCGTTGTCATCTACTGTTGTAAACAATCCCTGTGTTAGACGTATTGTTTTCATCACTCCCCCCTGTACCTAAGAACGTCCATCACTTTCCTTCCCTGCAATTCCGTCAACCCTTTTACCTTCCCATTCTGTATTGCCTCAGCTATACTCCCGTTCTTCAGCATCTTCTTCGCCCTCGCTTCACTGATACCCGGTACCGCCGATAGCATCCCGACAGCCCGTTCCTCCATAGAAAAATACTTTCTGTGTTTCGGGTAATGATTCTTTTCCAGATACCCGTGCATCCCGATCATCCACCAGATTGATTGGTTCAAGTCCCTGGTGGTGTAGACACCCAGACCCATCTTGCGTAATGTTTCCAGAATCCCGAAATATGATGTGGCAAGCATGTTGGATTCAAACGACGTGTTCCTGTCTGTCAGATACCCGGCTTTGGTTATCTGGAAATTCTCTTCAATGAGAAAGCATGGGTTGTCGCTGAAGGAAGCCAATCTCGGCGCGATATCGTAAAGTATCTCGTCTATCTCGGAGATGAACTCCGGGCAGACAACCTTGCGCTGTACCGCACAGGAACCCTTTTCATTGGAGATGAGGTAGTCGCAGCCGGTATCCTGCTGGAAACAGACTACTTCGGAATCGATGCCTGATTCTGTAAGGCGTTTCTGGATGTATGGTCCGTTCTGTTCTCTGCTGTCAATCAGAATAATGATCCACCCCGGCTATTTCTTCACAACAACGGTGTTGTAATACGACGGTTCCTTCGGCTCTGGTATAATCTGCACCAACAGGCTCTTGCTTCCGATTATGGCTTTGACATCTGCCTGTGAGATTGTAACCTGTATCTTCGCCATCTGGTCCTGAAGTTTCTGCTGCGCCTTCGCCGTGAGGTTGGCGACAATCTGCGCATGCTCCGTCGGGCAGAGTTTCTTCAGGACTTCAACATCTACATGTTTCTTCGGATAGACGGGTTCGTCAACCAGTTTGTATTTGTCATCTTCAAGGATACAGACTTCCTTGGCGCGTTTGATGAGAAGGTCGCGGTCAATCTCCGCTTCTGCAATGGTGCGGATCAGGATTTCGTGTTGTTCTCGCAGAAATTTTACGCGTTCATCCTGCTTTGCAATCCTGGTGGGAAGATCGTGATCATCGATACCAACCGGGAGGGTTTCTTTTTCTCTGATGTTGTCGAGCATGGTAATCACTTATTTTTGTGTCCTCTTTCAATCTCATTCGTGTGGTAGCACAGGTTTTCCGGGCATTCCTCACAAACGATATCCCAGACAACCTGCGGCCTGACGCGATAGATCAACGCGACAAGTTCTGGTAACTTCTCTTCGGAAATAACCAGCGCTGGCTTTCCGGGCTTGCCGAGAATGTAGACTCTGCCGGCATCCTTTACTGATTTAATATCCAGATCCAAAATAGTAACATTCATATCTGAATCACCCCTCTGGCGATTAACTCCGTCAGCAACCCATCTTTGCCAACCTTGACCGCATCCTTACCGTCTTTGCCTGGCAGCATCCAGTCCTGTGTCTTCTCGAAGACGGCGTAATACCCTTTGCCATTCCTCCCGTCCTTTTCCAGTTTGACCCGGATATCTGCCAGCTTCCTGACATTCTCTTTGGCATCTACAATCATCTCGCCGGTGCCAACGGATTTACTTTCCCCGGATTCGGCATCGACAATCATACGCCGCTGTTCAACGATGCTGGTAATGGCAATGACGATTGCACCGGTTATCTCTGACCAGTTAGCAAGAAGTTCCAGCCTGCCATAGACAAGTTTGTTCACCTGTTCCCAAGCAGCGTAGTTGTTCTCGCCGATTTTGGTAATTGGTGGTTTAGGTTCCCGCAGGCTTCTCCGTGCTCGGTTAACCTCTTCGATGATTACCGGCTGTGCATACTTGCGGAGTAACGTAATCTCATCAATGACAAGGAACTTCAGGTTGCTTTCCTTAACAGTCACCGTCACCTTGTCCCTGAACACATCCATTGTCTGATACGGATTGACGGTGTTATCCGGATTGAACCGGAGTAACTCAACCGACTGGATTTCAGACTGCTCATACAACTTCCTGTTCTTTGTCGCAAAGGACCAATGTTCGGCATCCTCCATCGCTTCAGCGATATTCTTGCATTGCACGGATTTCCCGGTGCCATCGGAACCATAAACCAATATGAATGTAATTTGTATCACCCGTCTGATAGATTTGATTTGATTTGCTTTGATTTCCTTAATTGACCTGACAGGGAAATGGAGGAAATTCACCAGAAACTCCCATTTCCATTCTGCGCCAAAAAGGAAAAAGATTAAACCAGGATCTCCTTCCTATCCTTCATCTTGGTCGCTGCCTCCGCATACTTGCCTGCAACTGCCAGATCGACCTCGCCTTCACTCTTCAGGTGTTCCTTGATCTTCTTCAGCAGTTTGACAATGGACTTCTCACCTTCGGCAAGTTCCGAGATGACAGCGCGGATTTCGGGGTCAATGTCATTTGCCTGTTCAATCTTCTGCTGTGGCTCGGCAGAGGTAGTCGGAACGGTGATAGACTCAATATTGATGTTCGGTCTTTCCTTGGTATCGCCTTTCCGCTGGATCATGTCAACCTCGGCTTCGATGGTGATACCCGGATGCAGGAACGAAATGTTGAACCTGCCCTTGTCTTTCGATTCAGGTACATCAACACCAAGTTTCCGGGCAAGCCTGACAATGGCAGACTCCCATTCGGGGTGCTTCGGGTTGACGACGGGCTTTGGCGACATCTGCATGAAGACAAGCCGCTTGGTTCCGGCATCGGTGGTGTGAACCCATGCGATGTTGATTGTCTGGGTGAGGAAGGGTTTGAACTTCTCGAAGTCAGCACCGGGCACAAGTGCCTGCATGCCGTTGATTTCGCCGGGGGTGAAGATTTCAAACTGATCCGGGTGCCGCTGGTACTGATCTGCCAGATCAGCCGGGCATTTCTTACTCAGGACATAGAGGTTGCTGTAGTTCTTGCCGTCGATAACCTTGCTACCGCCATACTGCATATATTTGCCCTGCGGTGGCTTTTCCAGTGAGAACCGGTACTTCACGCCCTGTTCAAATCCAATGCCTTCGGTGACTTCATAATCTTCATCACCAACATCGAACATTGCCTGTAAAGGCTTTGCTTCTCCATCAGCCATTGATTATCCCTCCTTTGGGATTTGTGAGGGACGCACCTTTCGGTTCATACACCTCGCCGTCAGCCTTCAGCGGCGTGACGTGTCTAACGCGCTCTGCAATTGCCTTGTCTGCGGCTTCACCATATGTGTTACCTTCAGTGACAATCGACTCGGCATCGTTTCGTGGGAATTTGAAAATGTACTTCATTTCATTACCTCTTCATCAGAAATCTTTCCATTGATGGAATCTTTGAAGAACTCCTTGATGGCACTTTCCAGATCCATTGTCGGATAGCACCTGTCGCGGATGATTTCGGCTTTCTTCTGGAATGTTTTATCCAGAGAAATTGTGTAGGTAGCCATGTGTGGTTTCCTCATAATGTTGTTGTTGTTGTTGTTATTTAAATGTTGCGGAAGAAGGGAGAAAAGAAGGGGTTAGATTTTATATTGTGAGTTATTTGTTGCATCTCCCCCCGCACTGGCACGGCGGAACTGCTGGCATCGCGTCGTGGTGGATGATGTGGGTGCACGGGTGGCGGGGTTTCAGGCGGGTTTTCCGGGCTGCGGGTCCGACACGGGTTCCGGCATGGTTGCCCGGGCGAGCTCCTTCCTCGCGTGCTTTTCGGCAACGCTGGCAGCAACCCTGCCAACGGCCTGCCCAACGGTTACGCCCGTGAATACGAGCGCCGCTTCTTCCGGTGTTGCGTCGGTGATGTGGATATCGATCTTCATGGCTCGCTCCCAATCGGAAAATGCTTGAGTAGTAGATCCCGAAGCGCGATCAGTTCGCGGGGGTTCATCCGCAGGGTCGTTCCAACAACCCCATTTTTCGGGTTTGAAAAATCGATATCGGCATACCCGGGCTGAACGTTTATTTTTATAGAGGGGGTCATGTCCGTCATGCTCCCTGCACCTCCATCAGGAACCGGCAGCCCGCTTTATCCGGGAAAAGGGAGAGCTGCACCCCGCACCCTTCGCAGGCATACGCAGCACCGGAAAGATGCGAGAAAACAGAATGCCCGCAGACCGGGCAGCGGAGATCATAGGGATCGTGCATGCAGGCGATCTTGATGGGCCCGACACCGGAGCCGTCAGCCTTCAGCGGCGTGACGTGTCTAACGCGCTCTGCAATTGCCTTGTCTGCGGCCTCACCGTAAGTGTTACCCTCGGTGACGATTGATTCCGCATCGGCTCTGGGAAATTTGAAAATGAACTTCATGATCGTTTTACTCCAAGGGTTTTCTCCATTGCATTGAAGAGGAAAACTTTCAGCGCTTCCGACGGGACTCGTGGAAGTTCGGGGCATCGCTCCATGATTTCCTGGAGCTGCTGTTCCCTGATGTTGTCGAGAGATATCTGTACCGTGCTGCTCATTGCTGCACCTACTATTATGTTATAGGTAATAGTATATTAAGGTTACGGAAGAAGAGAGAAAAGAAGAATTGGATATTAATTATCGTCGTTCAAAAACATATGTGTTCTTGGCAGGTCTTGAAAGCGAGAACCCCTCGAAAGCCTGCTGCGAGAAATCCTCAACCCTGCGGTATGCCTGGTGATACCCGTCTGTTGTATTCTCTCCGAACACAAATGTCCCTGTCGCCTTCAGCCGCATGAGTCTTGATGTGATTGTATTCAAGGGGTTGGTATCCCACGTCCTGATAATCGCCACTCGGTTTGTATGCCTGGCTATGTTTTGCAGGATTCTGACATACTCATCATCATCGATGATATGGAACAATACGTCTGAACACAGGACAACGTCGCAACTTGCCCCACGATACTCTGCAATATTGCATATCTCGAAATTGGCAAGTGTATAACTCTTCTGGTTCTTCCCGATGATGGTGTCGGATATATCAACACCGGTATACCAGGAACCCAACGGGTAGTCATCCCAAAACTGTAAATCCCCGCACCCAAGATCCAGAACGGTGTCAATCCCGAAGCAGATATGCTTGGTTAGTAATGACCACCGTTCTGCCATTGCACGGGCGTAATCGTCTGGGTTGCCGCTTTCACCGCCGGACTTGTAATGCTGGTCCCAGTCAGTCATTGGTGGCACTTCCCATATTGCGATTGTTTGCAGGATGCGCAGTAGCAGGTTTCACAACTCCATCCGCAAGGCGTTGATGGTATTGGATCTGAATCGCAGTTGCCATCGCAGTTGTATTTTCCATATAGCCAGCATCGGAGGCTGTGTTTTTTTGCAGGGGTGTTTTGTGAAGTCATGGGAATATCCCCATTATGACCGCAAGGCAAAGAAGAACCATGGCAGCAATAACAGCAGCCAACGCAATCGCTACCAGTATCACCACAAGTGCCTCTTTCAGCGGAAGCATAGAGGCGCGTCTTTCCTCCTCTGCTTTAAGTTTTTGTAGTTCCTGTTTCAGATCCGCATCCTTGATGCAGATGGCGCATACACGCATAATCTCCCTCCGATCCTCATCTGAAAACGTCATTGGTGGCACTTCCCGCCACACTGGCACTGGGGCACCTGCGGCATTACGTCGTGGTGGATGATGTGATCGCCAATAAGTTCCCTGATGCTTTCAAGGACGCACCGCTTTGTTTTAGTACTGAACATCGAACTCTCCTGCTCAAAGGGACACGCCGGGGGACAACTCCAGATCCCCCCATTATCCCCACATTTCTGTTCTGCCGCATACAGGGCTTTCTCCATTGTCGCAAAATGCCGCTGCATGGTTTCCTCGAATGCCACCCCGTCCCGCCCCAACGGGCCGCCGGCGCCGGTCATGGGTGCTCCGGCCTGCATCCAAGTTCTGCTTACCCACCGATCACAATATCGGTTATCCTCGTACGCTATGCTGGTTATTTCGACACCTTTAGCCCGGCATCTTACGCGGTTGCATCCGTAATCGACAACACACGCGATGCAGTTTTTACATGCTGCATAATTTTCCCCTTTACAAAATATTGTCATCGCTGCGCCTCCTGCTGCCGGAGGGATTGCACCAATTCTTTCAGTTCGTGTGTTTCGATGTAGGTGTCTATCTGCTCCCCTCCGAACGATCTTTCAACGTTCGGTAATTCATCAATGAGTTCATCCAGCACCCGCTCCCGCTCCTGTTTGGCTGCTTCGGCTTTCACGTAATCATGAACCTCACCACATTGCGATTCCGTCATCCCGCACGAATTTTTCTCATGGTCTTCGTGGTACTTCGCACAGTATTCAGAAACCACGCACTCGTCATCACACGGGCAGTCCCCAAAATCCCCGAAGCATGGACGGAGTAACATTTTATTTAATTCCAGTGTTGCGCTGCTGTGGCTGGCACAACCGACCATATCAATAATCCATTTTACTTGATTGAGTCTATGCGGTTTATCGCCATCAGATGCACACGCAGGGCATTTTTTGATATTGCACGTTTCGCACCGCTGTGGGTGCTGCTCTGCTGCTGTCATGGCAGTACCACATCCGGGCATTTCTCACTATATTCACAATCCACACAGAACGCACGGTTCGGCCCGCTGTTGTCGCCGATACATTCCGGATTATCATCCCACTCAAAATTATCGAGAATGTAATTTTCCAGTGTGAATCCCTTCCGCGTGCACATCAATATAACATACCTTTCCGTTTCTTCATCGAAAGATAATGTAATACACATTCATACCAACCCCGCCAATCGGCATGCTTCCTCTACCGAATACCGCCGGTTCAATCTACACGCCAGCCCGCGTCTTACCAAGTCATCCCGCCGTGCCTTGGCCCGATACCCCGGGCTTGAATAGTCGCGCGCTGCCCCTCTATCATACTTCGATGCCATTTCAATCACTTCCTGCTTTCAGATCCACTTTCCTGATTGGCCTGCAAACCAGTATCCCCTCGTCACCGCTTTGTTCGATGTGGTATCTGTCAGGGCATCCGGCTTTGCGGTATGCGTCTGCCGGGATGATTATGCGGTGCCCGATTTTCTTGTTGCCTGATACTGCGTAGATGTTTGATTTCATGTGATTACCTGTAGGTTGTTATGGTATTTAAACATATATGTTTTATTCCGATAGTCTTCGCATATATCCGCAGTAGGTACACCATTCCCAGAGGCACAGGCCGTTGGGGCCGGGGAGGAGGACGCACCAGGTGGACCAGTGACAAGAAGCGCAATAATCTCCGTTCATTTGCATCCCCTCGTAACTTCCCCCACCATCTTACTGCTGGCATCATCGCTTTCAATACCGCGCTTCTCATGTAATCGTCAAGGATACTCACGGTTTCACCCTCTCGTGACAATACTCCGGCAGAGCACAATACAACCAGTGGCTTCTCCCCTCGCCTTGCTTTCGGATATTCTCGAACGGACTGTTTGCGATAAACTCTTTCTTCCGCAATCTCATCGCGTTTGAGTTGCCGTCAATTGCCTGATTGCAGCACCGCTGATCGGAGCGCATGTAGATGCAGGGGTAGTCACTTCTGCTCATGGTTGCTTCACCCGGCACTCCCGCTCTGGATGGGCACAATAAAAACACCCGCATGTGTAGTGGACATATAAGGTGTATTGAGAGGGATCGGTTGTGTGAGTAGCAAGTGCCCGCGTTTCGTTACGATGCTCGTATTCGCAGGTACTTGGGAAAGGATTGAGTATCTTGTTCAACGACCCGTTCAACGAATCTGATTCCTTTGGGGTTAGTTTCCGTCCCATCAATTCTTCCACTGTGGTCATCTCTCCACCTTTGTAACGGTTGCCTGAACAACATCATCGATTGGGTACTTCTCTTTGTTCTTCATGCGACGCTCTCTTTGCATCGTATTGTAACATGCTTTGCATGATGCTCTGGTGGAATTATCATTTTTAGCAAACTCTGAAAGGGGTTTTGTCATTTTACAAATTTTGCAAGTTCTAACCCCATTTGCAATTTCAATGCGTTGTTTCATAACCCTGCTTGTTTCAGGAGTTTTCTTGGTATATTTTTCCCGAGAATATCTCCGAGTGCATTCTTTACAAAACGATGCGGTTCCACTCTTTCTACCAGAAGATTTGTTAAACTCGCACAGTGGTTTGGTTTTACCACATTTCCTGCACACTCTCACCCCATTTTCCAAATTGCTGTATAATAAAAGCAGTGGGGCGCCAGGATTGTCCTTTCGATATTTTTCTTTGTGTATCGAGATCGTACAGGTTTTGCATTCCGCTCTGTAAATATCATCGTCTGTGTAAAAATCAGCAAGCGGTTTTATAATGTTACATTTCGTGCATCGCTTTTCTGTTATATCTGGATTCAACCGCGTTGAATTAAGGATCGCGTTTTTCCCCTGCACAAGATTATCGAAATGGCCATCCATAATGTTGTGGCAGCGAGAACAGAGGAATATATAATCGTCGGGTTTTCTAGTGTAAATGTGCTCCTTCATATTGGCAACTTGCACATGACTTGTACCACCACATCTTTCGCAAACCAGTGGTTTTGTTTTCAGCATCTCTTTCCGCAACCATGCGTGTAGTTGCCCGATGGTAACAGAATCACCACGCCATTTATAATGGTTCTTCCCAGACGCAACCATTTTATTTTACCTCAATAAATCCTCGTATCAATTCGTTCTCTAACCCACGGTGGGTAGAGATCCTTATGCTTGCAGTAGTCATCGTATGTTTTGCTGTCTAAGCATATAGTTATTCCGAAATCGTCAAACCCTCTAACGTTTCTCCCAAAAGTTTGCGTAACGCGGTTTCTTGCTTCCTGTTCATAGTATTTTGCGAAATCTACATTGCCCATAGCCCGCATCAACGTTCTTGCCCTTTCGTCTAGGTTTGGAAACGGATGCTTCAGAAGGAATTGCAATTTGCACCACGATGCATCCAAACCATATTCGGCCCCAGCTACCAAGAAGTATTTTTTATCTGATTTCCGAAATGTTTCAAGCGACTCTGCAAGTCTGCCGGCCTTGTGAATGCCACACTCTTCTTCTCCTAATATATTGAATAACGAAGCCGCGTGTGTTCCAAGATTACCACAGAATATTAAGACTTTATCTGCATCGTAAACCAGTTCCATGTAGGTACTGATTTCAGCAATGGCTTTCGCCGCCGATGACATCAAATAAGGATTCTCCTTTAAGGATTTGCTGGTGAGGTTCCCTACCGGTGCAAAGAATATCCCGCACCTTTGATGAATCGAACCGGAATACGACGGGTAACTGAATAGCCCCGGTGTCGCATCGACAATGATTACCCGTTTGTTTTTGAAGATTTTGTCTGATAGGACACTGACGTTGCGCGGATCGATTTCGATGAAGTAGGCATCCTTGCGCTGATACATGAAGCACAGGTCGGCATTGGCAAGAAGGAACTGCGCGGAATAGAGGAGGTTTTGCAGGGAGTATTTGGAGCGCGATGGGCTGTCTTTGACTGCGGATTGAAGACCGGCAACTTCACGGCGTAAAAGTTTGGTGATTAGTTCGGTGTCGGTCATATTGGTTGCTCGATGGTTTTTCCAATACGGGGATAGTTGAATGTTGGGTTGGTATAGTGCGGATCGAAAATCACCACCACACTTGGAAACGGTGCTGAATTTTTCTGGTTACTGAATTTCAACCTGCCTTTGACAAACCGGATCTCCTGCGCTTTCATGACATACTCGTGCCAGTATTTCGTGTCAGTTCGCGCCGGGATCAGGCATACCACCACGGCACCTTCCAGGGATTCCTCATACGCCTTTTTCATGAAGGCGCCGATCTGGGAATAGGGGGGATTCAAAAACACGGATTTGACGCAACCATCTTCACCATAGTCCTCGTACCACGGTTGAACTAATGCATCGTCATCTTTGCCATAGAACCCGCAAGATTTGGTATTCTTTGCATCTGCCGCCGCATCGAGTTCAAATAGAAATTCCTCGTCGAGCCGGTTGTATAACCAATCTGGTGTAGTCCATTCATCACTCTGCTTGCTAAAGCACGCTGTATTTTTTCCATCCATTTTAAATCACATCCTTCGGTTTCGTGTATTTCAATTTCATCGGCTTGCTAATCTCCTTAAAGAACAACCCGGCTTCATCCACCACAATCACATTTGCCGATTTGACAAACGGCCAGAAATTGCCAAAGTTCGCCACAATGCAGCCGCCCGATGTCAGCACGCCTCTCGCCTTTCTCAATGCGTCGTTATACTCGCACCTGTCGCAGGGATACTGGTGCCATTCGCCATTCACCTCGAAGATACTACACGGTTTGTTCAGGCAGGTGTTATTGGCGTTCTTACAGGTGTCGTGGTATGTTGTGCCATCACACTCTACTTTTGCCAAGCAAGGTGCCATAGCGGCTGTTTTAGAGGGGCTTAATGGACATGTATACCGCGATCTTCCAAATAACATTGTATCGTTTGCGTATGCGGCAACCTGCTGCTGCAAAAAAATTCTTGGTTCAATAATCAATGCTGCCTTCCCTCTAGTAAGTGTAATAAAAATTGCCGTTTTTCCAAACCCGGTGTGAGAGCACAATACCCCAGAAGCAGATTCCCCAATCGCGGTGATTATCTCTCCTTGTGCACGATACATTTGTTTATACGGGAAATTCTTTACTGGCGGTATCATGTCTGGGGATTTATGGTTCAGTTCGAGTGCGTGTATCGCATCAAACAGTTTTGAAAATCTGCTCATTTTGAGTTCTCCAAGTAGCATTTCCCACCATACGTTCCGTTAATCATATTGGTGTAATATGTCTGGTAGTAGTCTGGATCGTGTCTTGTCTTGGAATGACAACTTCTGCACAACGGCACAAACAACGGTTTGGTGTTATCACAACACGAATTTTTATTAAAGTTCACGTGATGAACATCCAGATTTCGTTTGAGATCGGATACATGTATGCCACACCCGGCGCAAACGTTTCCAAAAAAATTACGAACACGATCTTTGAACTTGCGGTTGAACTTATGGCAATACGGAAGATAAGCAACACCCCCCTTCCAAGCAGGGTTTTTATCTCCGTTGTGTTTTCCAATACCACCGTGAGAGATTCGTATACGAGTTTCTTCTGAACATTTTGTTCCGATACGGGCATTACTCATCTTCTTTCTTGTGACAAGTGAGTGTCTTATTCCAAGCATGTTCTGGTTTCCTGCTTTCAGCAATCGTAGTTTAGCCTTTGTAGATTCAGACGCCTTCTTCCCAAGTCGGGCATTTCTATGGAGAAGTCTGGCCTCTGGCGTAGAGTTTGCTAGACGTACTTTTTCTGTATGCTCTGGCGTTTTTGGCTTCCCTTTTAGAGCCATACTTATTTTAATGCGGGACTGTGGAGATGACATATGTGCAAACATCGACTTCATAAGCATCGGCAATGCATCCTTTGGGATATCATACCTCGATAAGTTGTGGAATTTCCACCAGCGGGATTTGCACGTCGGGCAAACATTTGGGACAGCTAGCCTTGGTATCCACTCGTAACCACATCTGTAACAATGCATAATATCATATTACCTGTGGTTGTAGAAATAACCACCGAGGTCCGTCCGTTTGTGCCGGGATTCAAGGGATTGGATAGCGGCGAATAGTTTGGAGTAGCGGGTCAATCTTAACTCACCTGCGTTACCATCCCGCATTTTTGGCAATAATGCCGGTGATTGTTCTCTTCATACCCCTGCTGCAATACATTCGGTGAACCGCAATACTCGCAGATTTCGGCACCGAAGAAAATCAAGGTCCTGTTGATTTTCCTGGTGATTTTACTGATGATAGATTGCATCCCGTCACGGCTCCTAATCTATACTTCGAATCTCTGTTCGGCCTTTTCGACTTCTGCGGTGATACCGGCAATGGTTGCCTGTGTCAGATTCACCTTGAGTATCTTTGCTTTCATCTTCAAGCTGTTTGGAATCTGAACATTCACATTTGCGTACACTTTGTCCTTGCGCTCTGTTAATGATGGCATGTTCAATAATAGGCAATACAAGTATATAAGATTATCATTGGGTATGGCTTGGGGGTTTCCCTTATTATATTACTAGAACAGGGTGTAGAAGAGTTGCAGTGTATATATGTTGTACTGTTCCCATGTTGTAGTGTTGTAAAAGGGATAGTAGTATTTATTTCTTGTCATACTGTATCAAACCGATAAGCCTGCTGCTGACTTCAATTCCAGATCGGAACTCATCGCAGACTTTTCTAATATCCTCCATAAAGACATCCGGTATCTCATTTTCCTGGAACCCGGTCATGCAGCCATAGCACCAGCAGAAGAACATGAAATCTGATGCTGACATATTGAGATACCCTTTGACATCGTTTACAGCATTGTACAGCCATTCAGGAACGTAAGGAACGAAATGGGTTTGCATCCCGCCGAACTTTTCAAGAAGGATGGTATGTTTCTCGATTTGCCGGTATAGTGCCTTATCCTCATTACTTCTGGCACCGTGATACAATCTGCTTCTGGTATCTTTTATCGCGTGGTATTCATCGTGATAGTCAACTTGGAAATTTATTAGGCCGATCTCCACCAAAAGGATCATGGTGCGGATCTGTGACATCTTGTTATCCATAGCAATGTCGGAACAAAGATGTGCAAAATAGTTGGAAAATCGTGTTGACAGGCGTTTCTTCTCGGTGGTGTCGTATTGGGACAACTGGTTACGTTTCACCGAATAATCCTTAAAGGGCATCCCATACGCTTCATGTTTCTGGAACCCTTCGGTGACAATCATCTGGATTGTCATCGGGTCAAACCTCGCCTCCAATGGCGTGTTTGTGATGTAGTCGTCTAAGCTGTCGATACTGTCGTCATAGCGTCGTGGTGTCATGCTATCGCCGTCCGTCGCACACCCGGTAGCAAAAGTGATACGGTTATGCCGGTCCGACCCGGACATAACCGCTGTGCTGGACGGGATGCACGTTGATATATAGGTTATAGAGGTTTATAGGTTTTGTGGATGAGGCAATGTTCAGCCCCAATCCCCGGCATAATCAATCGCGTCTGCCCGCAACTGCTGTTCCTGCAATGCCATCGCAGCATATCCATTATGGATGATCCGGATGTGTTTGCCGGATTTACCGGTGTCAAGGCATTGTGGGTAGGGATTGGCTTTCTTCTGGCAGACGATGTAGATCGGGCAGGTGGTACGGTCACAAGACATCAGAACGGCCCCCTGCCAAAGTTCGGTCCTGCAAAACTCCTGCCATTGCCAAATCCATTATCCCCAAACGAATTGGTATCCCTGCTGTTGTCCTTCATGGTATTTCCCATCCGGCTTTTGCCGAACCCGTCGCTGTCAAAGGACTTGCCCTTGTTTCGTTTCGGGTTCAGCAGGAAATCCTTGCCAACCTCCAAAGCCTTCTTGGCAATCTCTGTCACCTGTTTTTTTCTATCAGGCTTCTCACTTCTCTCATCTGTCTGCCTCCGCTGTACTGCTTTCTTGCCAGCGGCTTTCGGTGCCACCTTCACGGTCTTGTATTCATCGTGCTTCTTCGGTATCACCGACATTCTCAATATCTGTTGACCATTGACGGTTTCAACACGCATGTCTGCGATTTCGCCAATGTCCAGCGCGTAAGCTAGATCAATTGCGTAATACTGGATTTTTTCAATGTCTGCCATCTTCTTTCTCCGAATGTTCTGTTCTCTCTGCTTTTCTTCATCGGGGTTTCGGTACCCGGTCTTCTGCTGAAAGATCAGGTATTCTTGTTCAGTCATCTTTACCATTCAGTTCAACTCCAGTTTCACCTTCACCTTCATCGAAATCGCCAAAGTAGATCCCGGCAATCAGCACATCAGCCAAAGTGTTCCTTCCCAGGGAATACATGTATCGGTTATGGTTGTCAATGCCGGATGTGTCGATTTTCGCGGATTTGATGTAGGCGATGAGTTTTTGGCGAGATAGTTGTGGGTCAGTCATATTGCTCTCCCAACCGTTTGTACAAAGTGCTCCTATCGATTTTCAATCGTCTTGAAACCTCGGCTTTCGGAACACCTTCTGCGATCAGGCGTTTCGCCATCTCAATATTAACGGGCTTTTCCTTCCTGCCAAGTTTCCCTCCGTTGGCAAGATACCTGCCCCTTCCTTCCGAAGTTCTCTCTGCAATACGTTCCCGTTCATACTCTGCAAACGCACCCATGTTATGAAAAAACAACCGGCCTTCGGAAGTGGTTGTGTCGATGTTGCTCTGGGTGAATACCAAATCGATTTTTCTATCTCTACACCACATTGAGAAATTGATAAGGTCTGCGAGCGAGCGCCCAATACGATCAAGCTTGGTTGCCATAATAATAGAGACCCGCTGCGGGTTGTCATGCAATGCGGATAACATATCCTGGAATCCTTTACGGTCTGTGTTCTTTCCACTCACCTTATCTTCAAAAATGTTAATGAGCGTGTGATCCTTGAACTGGCAGAATTTTTTGATCTGGTCAACCTGTTCATCATATTTTTGGGACCGGGTTGATACGCGAACATAACCGTAAACATTCATCAACAACATATACAACACAGTTGTAGATAAACGTTCCGATTTGTAATTTAAAACACAGATTTGTTGAACGTAGAGAAGATATGCATCTTTCCTACAGATAGGAAACCTTCACAGATTGATTCCTACAGCCTTTAGCAATGGCCTTGGTATGATTCGATAGCTACAAAAAAAGAAATGGGTATTTGGTGATTGTTATGAAAGTACCGACCCGATCCTGTTGCTGCTGATGAGAGATCCACTGGTTCCATTCGGAGATGTGTCGAACCTTGGAGATTTCCAGATTCGTTTTACTCGCGGGTTCGGAGAAAGCAGAACGCCTACCCGCCATCAACATAATGAAATTGGTTATAGATGGTTATAAGGATATTGGTGTTTTGCCCATAAACATGATTCTTGTCAATTGGTTCCATTACATTTCACCTATATACCATCGGCGTTAGAGTGTATATACTTATCTACTATATGATAGGAGAAGAAGTATTTTATATGATAAACGGCAATATACTAACCATGACCAAGTTTTCGAGTTTTGGTGCAGGGTTTGTATACAAAGGCGATCCTGCTGTTCTCCGCACATTTCTATCCGATTTGGAAAAGAGTTGTACAGAAAAAGGAATAAAAATGAAATATGAACCCATCGCAGAAATCGAGGTTGGATCATGACAAAGCAATGGAAGATTTGTTTCGCAGTATCTGAAGGTGATTTCAAGAGAGGTAAAAAACTTCCCCGCGATTTCAACATCTCGGATAAGCTGCGGAAGGCATATGAGAGGATTCTGAAAGAAGGCGGAGTTTAATAATGCCAAGCATCTGCGAGTATCAGAAGACGTGGGAAACCATATGTCGAAGTCAAACATCCACAGACCCGAAAGATTCTATTAAGTATATTTCGTATTCGTGCGTGAATTGTTTCTGTCGATATCCAGAAAGAAAATGCGAGGTGAAAAATAATGCTGAATTATGAGCTAGCTCGCGTAATTAACGAAAGGAATATGAGCTAGCTCAAACTATTATGAATTATGGCAGGCAAACGTAAGTCTGTTCAGGTATCTGGGTATACGGTCCCGTCCAGGAGGGTTCCTGGGTATACCCGTACACCTCCGGCCCGGAAACGGAACCGGGGGTAATTCATTTCACCTATTTTTGATGGGATAAACCATAGGATGGTTTATACACACGGTCCCAGTTTGTGCGATGCTCTTCTTCTTCTTCCGCATCATAGATAAAATCAGCATCGCTTCCGGATATTGGCAAGCCATTATACTCTCGGTTCCGGAACATACCATTCTGTAATAGCTCATCGTACGTATCATCATAGTCTAGCGTTTTTTCATCTCCTTGCCATTCCTGGCAATCCTTATCTAGCTCACCGTTATCTAGCTCACCTTGTTGTACCATTGGCGGGATCACCTTAGCTCTGATAGGAAGTCAGCCAGTTTGAATGGGCGCTTGCTGGTAAATCCTGCCGGTACTAGTGCATGGCATTGCTGTATGTGTTGTTTGTAGCATCACCTCATTGGGCCATTAATCCCGGTATTTGCCGGGTATACCCCTTTGTGGATTGAACCACATCCGGCATGATACCGGAAAAAGGGTTATACAAAGCACTCGTCCTTATCCAGATCAACCGGATCCATGAAGTACGGCTTTATCGCTGTCGATAATGCTTGCGTGGATTCTATCCAGTCCATGAGGATTAGCCAATTGTCTTCATAGGCTTTCATGTATGGCGTCATTTCATCCCCGCCACAACCAGCTTCTACATCGCCACAAAAAGATGTATTCCCGGATATCAGCTAAGCTCATGGTAATCCACCCATGAAGATCAAGCTACAGACAACACAAGCGCCGGATAGAAGGAGATACGCGAGAGCATGAAGGATATAGGGGATCATGGTAACATACCCCTAACCGGGAATGTTGCCTTATGCCATCTTTTCGCATAACGGTAATCCGGGCAATCTTCCGAGTCTTCATTATCGTATGTGTTGAATCCCCCGGCAATGCAATTCCCTACTTTGTGAGGTGCATCTTTGTACAGGAATTCGAAAAAGAAGCAAGAGCCACAGGTGCACATGATTAGATCACCTCCGCATCATTATCAACCCTGAATACTCTGTACGGTATTCTCCGTGTGTATTGGTCATCACCCTTATCGAACCACTCTGGTCCAAGACAAAGCGTTTTTGCGCCGATGTGTTCAAGTTGCGCTAAATCCAGATTAACCGGATCAACAGGGTTGTTTAAATCCCCGGCACCCGGTGCACACGGGGAACAATTCCGGCAATAGGTATAGTACGGACTCCGCATAACGAATATGCCGAAATTATCCCCGGATACATGGAGATCATATTCCGAATCGGAATAGTCCATTTGACCGTCCGGGTTCTCATAGTCGTCTGACTGTTCCTGAAGGATCATATCCTTGATTTGTTCCTTCAGATCATCAGATACGACATAATCCGTGTCGGTCATCAGATTATCAACGGATAATGAAATTTCAGTACGCATTCTTTCATAATATGGATCGGTACTGTTTGGACCTTCATAGAGATCATAGTCGCAATTTGAGCTGATACTATGAGGGGAAATTACACCGTACAGAATCCCGGTTTTTTCGTCAAAGTTTGCCATAATTACTCACTCCCGGAATAAACATAAATTCCTGATTTCTCTTTTACTATCCTGATAGCGGTTATGTTTTTGACTGCTAGAAGTGCCATAACATCTTTGGCAACTTGCCCCCGGTTTTTCCGGCAATATTGAAGTGGTTCGGGCATTTTAGATCACCTTAAAGACCCGACATGAACACTTTATCCCGATTGCATTATGAGCAGTCCAGTGATTATGATGGAACGCCCAAAAATTACCTTCTTTTGTTTCACCGGTATTAACTAGTTTTTCCTTTGGTATACCCGGATTTAATGACCCACTCATAGACGCATAACCACAATCAAGAGCAAACGATCCGCCGGTACATGTTTGTACGCAATCATCCCAAACATGAGCGGCGCGCTCATAGGTGCCATCTGGCATTATGACATAATCACCTACTCGTGGTACATCCGGGGAATTCCTGAAGTGACTATTCCATTCATGAAGGTATACGTCAACCATTCCTTTGTCGTAGTCATCGGGCATTACCGGATAATCAAGCTGGTATAACCGGGTAAAGATGAATTCAGACATGTTACTCCCTCTTTTCAATCTTGTAGTGTCCAAGATTCTGCCTTTCAAGGATATCATGAAACAACATCTGAAGAATGATCAGACAGTTGTCAGATGAAACCACATGATGCTGAGTTAAGACAACTCCCCAAAGGGTTTTTGGTCCAAGTGCAATTTGCCACCCGTTAAGATTTTTTTCAACCTTAATGCTCCATTCCTGATCGCCATCATAGAACCGGTATTTCTGGTTTATGAGGGAAACCATGTTGTTGATCTGCTTTTTTGTTGCCATGTTTTTTTCAACTCCTTAATTCATTGCGCCAAATGGTTATTCTGCGCAGATTACTCCTTTAACATTTGCGCGATTGTTGTTTCACGGATGCATAACAAATCTGACCATTCCGGTGATGCTGTAATCACTCCGGGGTGACTCTTGATATATTCCCTTGTGAGAGTGACTCGGGTTTCTGTGAGTGCTCGTCTCCAGATGTGGTATGTCTGGATTTTCTGGTCTCTTGTTAATTCCATTTTTCTTTCAACTCCTTTTCTTGGCACCACTTGGCACCATATACCTATAGGTTATCCCTGTATATATACCTATAGGTT